ACTGCATGAGTCTCGCAGTCTGTTGCGCATGCCGCATTGCCGTCAAACAATATATGACCATGCAATAGCATTGCTTTGTTGCATGAGTTCGCAAGTTTAATAAGTGTTTTCATGGCTCAATCCCCCAACTCATTGTTAAAGACTTCGACAAGCGTACACACCGTGTGATACACCTCGCAAGCTGTAACCTCACCGCGTTGATACCTGGCGTTAAGACTCTGGAGTAGCTGTAGCATTTGGGATTCCCCGTATTGTTTGTAGTGCGACATTGCACAATTGAATTATCGGGCTGACGTGGATAATTAACAGTCACCGAAACAATGATTCTTTTGTAGTGGTTTTGTTTACACGCTACTGCCATCCTGTGCGCGCGTATTAATTAGATGAGAATGATTCTCATTTGCAATTACGTAGATCAAGCTGTGTTAGTCCGATTCCGCGATACCTAGGCAACACCTCAACAGATAGAGACAAGGGCAAGGCAATGGCAATATCAGTCGATGTGGGCAGAATCCGCGATAAACAATAGCATCATGATCTAGTAGGTAAGGCAATACAGTAAGTGGCTAGCAGTCGGTTTGCCAAGGAATACCGGAATCATCCAGCCTGCTAGGTGTATCCAGGTAGTCTGTTGTGGGTACAACCCCACCCCATATCCCCTACCGCCACCAGTGCCATAGCCCCCTGCTGCCGGCGCCTTCCCCTTGCCAATCAATCACTTAGCCCAGCGCGTCTCCGGCGATCAGCCAGCCAGCCAGGGTAGGGGGGGGAGGTCGGTGCTGTGCTTGGAGAGTTGTAGCACCAACACAAATACACCAAAAAGGGTATTGACTAATTATCCACACCCACCCAGATTCCTAAAAAAGTAGGTGAAGCAGTTATCCACGACACACCTATCTTCTCCTTGTTACCCTACTGGTAGAGTCTCTATGGGAGGTATTTGCTACTAGATATCGCGGATTTGGGGTAAAAAGGGGCTAATTTAAGGAGCTTTGTGGTATTATTTAGATGAGGTTGATGCACTTTCCGTCGGGGAATATCCCAAACCTCAAGCCAGAGCTCAAAAGGAGGTAATAATGGCTGATGTACTGAATGCGATAGGGCTGACTGATTGGATGGCCAATATCAAGAGAGATGTATTAGCGCGGGATGGTAAGTGCAAGTCCTGCGGCACTAAGGAGGATCTGCACATTAGATGTGTCAGGTCATGGCACAGAAACCACGTTGATTCCTGGATCACTCTATGTAGTCCGTGCCGAACTAGGAACTACGAGGAGACTCGGAAGACCAGTATCGAAGCGAAGAATCCGCAAAAGAGGATACTGTTCCGTAGAATCGAAGAGTTGATTGAAGAGGTTAAACAGTTACGGGAGGAGTTGAAATGGACGAAAGACCAATTGAAGAATCGGTAAGCAATGGTATTGATCCGGAAACAGAGGACACTTTCCCCTACCAGAAAACCAAGCGAGAGTTGAAAAAGGAAGCTAAACGGGAACAAAACAGGAAAGCTCTGGAGAAGGAGAGGAAGAAGGTTGATCTAGCCCCAGGATTAGCCAGACAACCAATTAAGACTTCACTTGGACAGAAACAGAGGATTCAGCAGTTCAAGGAACAGTTGCTAACGGATAGGAATGGTACGGCGATAATCAACAAGATAATAGAGACTGCGTTAGACGATGACCATCCGAATCAGGCAGCTTGTCTAAAGATGGCTATTGATAGGATATTGCCAGCATCAATCTTTGAGGCTAGGAAGGGCGAATCCAAGCCACAAGTTCAAATCACAATCTCAGGGATAGGTGAAGCTGTGACTATTGGTAACACCATAGAAGGAGAAGTTCTGGATGGCTAATCTCAACTTTGAGTTGCTCCGGTGGCAAAGAGAGGTAGCAAGTGATAAGGCTAGGTTCCGCGTAGTCTGCGCTGGAAGACGTTGTGGAAAGTCGCGTCTAGCCTCAGTCCTCTTGTTACTTTATGGCCTGAAGTGTCCTAGTGGATCTGCTGTGATGTACGTCGCGCCTACTATGGGTCAGGCTAGAGTGATTATCTGGGATCTATTGATGACTCTTGGCAGGGAAGTTATTGAGTCTGCCCACGTCAATAACCTAGAGATTAAGCTAATCAACGGAATCACCATATACATTAGAGGGGCAGACAGGCCAGATACCTTACGAGGCGTATCCCTGACTTTCGTTGTTCTGGACGAATACGCCGATATGAAACCCGTAGTCTGGGAACAAATTATCCGTGCAACCCTATCTTCCCCTACTGGGATTAGAAACGATGCCTTGTTTATCGGGACACCAAAGGGTCGAAACCACTTCTATGATCTATATAGGATGGGAGATGATGAAACTGAAGTATATGATCCTGAGTACAAGTCATGGTCATTCACTACCGAAGATAACGAGATGATAGATCCTGCTGAAATCGAGGCAGCTAGGAAAACACTGTCATCGTTCGCGTTTAAGCAGGAATATCAGGCATCTTTTGACAACGCCGGAACCAACGTATTCAAGGAAGAATGGCTCAAGTATGGTAATGAGCCAAGAGAAGGCTCTTACTATATGGCGTGTGACCTTGCTGGATTTGAAGATGTCGCTGTAGCTAACACGGTAAGGAAGAAACGATTAGACCAGAGTGCCTTCGCCATAGTGAAAGTAACCGACGATGGTAAGTGGTTCGTCAGGAAAATTGAGTTCGGACGGTGGGATGTACGGGAAACAGCCGTAAGAATCCTCAAGAATTACCGTGAATTCAAACCTTTGATGGTAGGGATAGAAAAAGGAACCACCTTTAACGCTGTAATGCCATACTTAACAGATCTGATGAGGAAGAATGGTGTTTATTTCCACATCCATCCCCTCACTCACCAGAATCAGAAGAAGGTCGATAGGATAGTCTGGGCATTACAGGGTATGTTCGAGCATGGACGTATCACTCTGAACTCGGAAGGAATGAAAGACCGTACTGGTTGGCAGGAAGAGTTCAAAGATGAGTACATGATGTTCCCAACCAAGGATGTTCATGACGATCTGATTGAAAGTTTGGCTTACATCAATCAGATGGCAGTCACTAACTACGGTGGTAAGGATGACGACGATGATATGTACGCCCCAATCGACTTGATATCTGGAATTTGACATAACGTAGCCTTGCCGGTATAACGTGGCCTACTTCCGAAGGAGTAATCGTCATGGCTTGTGGCAAAAAGAAGCACCCGAAACCTCCAAAGAGGTAATCAGCATGGGCATGTTTGAAGAAGTAGTTCAGATGCTTGAGGCTAGGAAGCGCAAGCCGCAACAGTTGCCACCCGGTCTGCCACCCAGTTTGCCACCCGCTGAGATGGTAGATCCACGACTCCAGCAGGAGATGCTCCGCGACCCTACGCTAGAGCAGAAGATCCGCGAATACTTGCTCAAACAAAGAATGCAACAGATTGCGCCGATTCAGCAAGCGTCAATCGGGACTAGAGGTTGAACGCCAATCTCAGCTTTCCAAACGTCAGGGTGCTTTGCTGACTTGCGTTGGTTGCACCTTGGAAGCAGAAGTTGAATGTTGATAGGTATGTTTCTTCCACCTAGAGCAAGAGGCATTATGTGATCTACGTGGTACTTTACTAGCGGTTCGCCGCAACAGGCGCAAAGTCCATTTTGCTCTTTGTATTTGGCGGGGATAGTGCCGTATGGCAATCTTTCATCACCAATTCGTAACCGGCGCTTGGCTTTTGCATTGACAGATACTTCAGGATTATCCAAGTGGTACTGGCGTTGCTTGGACTTAACATAATCACGGTTAGCCTGAACCCATAGCTTTGAGCGTAATTTGATCTTTTCTACGTTGTTTTTGTAGTGCTTTGACTTATACGCTGCAATTTTCTCTGGATTTTTAGCCTTGTATGCTGCGTCTGCTTGCCTTTTGGCCTCGGCATTCTTAACTCGCCATTGCTTGTGCAATTCTCTACATGCCGTTAAGTTCTCGTAGTAGTACTCTTTGGATTGTTGCTTGCGGAGTTCTTTATTCTTCTGGTAAAGAATTCGGTCACGTTCTTTTGAGCAAGGGCGGCAGTCGCCGTTTAGTTTGCGGTCAGTAGATCCGCATTTGATGCAAGGTTTCATGTGAAGCTCCACTTAGCTGCGAGATGAGTCAGTAATCCGCTGAAGTGGCAGAGGAAACGCTGGCCGGCGCTGTCCTGACATCAGTATTTTAGCAACATTGACTGACAGTTTCAACGGTAGTATGCTGTCGGTAACATTAAGTAGGGGTTGGCTATGAGCGAAGAGATTGATTACCAAAATACTGGGCAAGTGGTTGATGCT